TGTGATTGCTCCAGTGACGTTTGGTAACGTAGCTTTGATGGTAGACTTTAGAAGTCTGATGTGGTCATCAGCTTGCGCCAGGCCATCCGTTGAGGCTGGGTTTGAGGCGTTGAGGCTGTTGACGTATGTTCCTGTTTCGAGTGCCATAGTTCTGGGATCCTACTTATGTGTTTTCCTGGGGCCGACTGCGCTTTAAGAAGCCTGACAACAACAACAACAAGCCAAGGGTTTAGCTGCGTTTTTGAAATTGGATTCTAAAGTTAGGTACGGGGGGTCATTTTTTGACTAGGGAACCTAAATCGACATGCATTTCTATTGGTATTATCTATGGGCATCTGTAACCCACTGATATCATTGTATTTCTATGTAAACAGATTAGTAATCCGTTGACGACAAGGATAGCTCATTAGACATTAGAGAAATTTATCTGGATACATGCTCATTTCTTTGAACACAGAATACAGACACAGACCTATGTCACAACCTATGTCACACCTTAGTTAAACCTATGTATCTACCAACGTTTATCTTTGTGACACCAAGGGCAATCACTATGCGCTTCGACAGCAATGCTGCTCCTGTTAATACCAAAGTCTTTCAGCTCTGGATCAGACGCCATTCTAAGACGATCAGCAGACCTGTTTGCCATCACATGATACTCGTATGCTCCAAGCCATAGAACGATAGTCTTCAGTGTCCTCACTGTTACTCTAAGTACTAGCATTGGTCATATGTCTTTCTGTATGTATATATGTATTGATCATAGTGGTGGTAGTAGTCGTCATTATGTATTAACTCTTCAGTAAACTCATGTGTCTCAACAAACGGATCTCAACTCTTAGGAGTTCGACGTCTGTATCTTCGGGAGAGAACGACATATGAGTTTACAGAAGAGCTAACATCTGTGGTGTGCTATGACACTGGTGTTACTCTATTAGGGTGGACACAAGGTCGGGAGTAGTATAATGTACCTATCGAACCTACCATTTAGGACATTTTAGCCTCTAAAAGTGTAGGAACATGACGCACTTTAATCGGTGCTAGGGGCCTGGAGAGTACCGCAACTATGTGGTTTCCCAGGCCTCGTCTTTCATAACTAATTATTACCTAGTAACACTTCGATACCTACAACAATACCAATGTCTACTTCAGTGCTACTTACATATACACCAGGTGCAACAAACAGTGACTTATGTTTACTTAGCTGCTTACCTACTCTGGTGTACAATGTAGCTGGCCAAGAGACACCAGTGTACCCAGTGACAAGCCCTGTTTCTAAATAGACATTGTACCTACTACTGTACACGTATTGCATCCCAACGTAGCTACTCAGCCTATCTTCACTGTTAAGGTAAACACCAGAGATCAGTGTTTCACGTTGTACTCTGATGTGTGGGTGTATGGTGTTATAGTCGTTGTTAGGTAAGCCAAGGTGCATTGACATGGCTAGACCATAGAGCACAGTTATACCTGGTGGCATCAGTTCTGTGTATCTTTAGCTTGGGCAATAGTCTCCATGCGGTACATACCGTTGACTGCATCAGCCTCTAGTGACTTAACCATATCAATGAACTGTTTGTAACTGATGTGTATTACCTGGTACTCGTTGAGTGTCTCTGCGTACTGGCGCATAAACACTGTGCCATCGTCTTCCAGGTAGATCTCAAGATCCTCATGTTGTGCACTGTCGTCAAGTGTAACGACCTTCATGTAGTCTTTCTCAATCTCTACTGTGAATGACATCTGTTTTACTGCCTTTATGTTTGTAGTAGTTTATTTGACCACCTCTGCGACCGCCGATCTTAGCAGCCTCGAACTGCTGCCAACCTGACATGTTCCCTCGTATTGCGTGGACTTTGCGCATCCGTTTGTTCTCTGTCGGTGCAAAGTGCTCATGGACTGCTAACAAGAACTCTTCTTTGTCATACTTCTTCATTTGTTATGTTTCCTTATGTTGTCTGTACTTGTAGAGGTGATGGACAGTGATGTTCCAAAGGCACAAAACTGTTAGCCGCGTAGTTCCTATCGGTGTTTTATCGGTCATAAAGAAAATCCTCTTTTTACCTCTCCTGTTGTACAGAGAAATACTAAGGCTTTGCTTTTTGCTTTTTATCAACATGGTGCTCTCTTCCTTATGTTGCTTCCAGGTAACAATCCCAACCAGGACTTTGTTTTATCTTGGTTGGGATTTCCTAGATTGTGCTTAGTTACTTACTCACAAGTTCTCAGACCCGTGTATGGATCGTGGTAACAAGCGCCACCTTCGTGCTCATCGACAAACGTATTGTCATCGACCACTTCAACAACTGGTGGTGCAGCAACCTCTTCAGATGATGCAGCGTTTAATATGCCAAAACGCTTTCCAGATGCCCTAAAGGTCGTGCAGCCGCTGGCATTTCCGTCATATGCTTGCATGTAGACGTCTTTGAACTGTTCCCAGGTAACTTCGTCACCAACGTTGCACGTCTTTGAACAGGCGCTGTCCACGTACTTAGATGCCAGGTTAAGTACTTTGACGTGGTCAAACACTGACAGTTCGTCTGCGGTCTTACCTTTGACACCAAAGTCACGGAAGCCGTAGTCCTCAATGCGTTCTACTCGTGGGCCATCAAACGTTTGAATAGTCCTGTCGTAGTAGTGGCTGAACACCGGCTCAATGCCGCTAGACACATTGTCTGCGGATAGACTGATTGTTCCAGTTGGTGCTACTGACAACAAATGACTGTTGCGTATACCGTGTTCACGGATGTCTGCTCGGATATCATCTGGCAGCGTCTTACAGAAGCCACTGTCTAACATCAGTTCATCGTACAGTGGGAACGGGCCTTTCTCTTTGGCCAGCTCTATTGATGTACGATAGACCACGTCACGTATAGTTCGCATGATACGCTCTAGCTCCATCATGAACCCATTGGATCCAAACGTGTAACCCAGCGCCTCAATAGCGTTTGCAACACCTGTTACACCCAAGCCCATGCGTCGCTTTGATTTAGCTTCTTGTTCTTGTTGTGGTAGTGGGAAGATTGCACGATCGACTACATTATCCATGGCTCTTACGACCTCTGGGATGTCTTTGATCAAAGAGCTGTAGAGGAACGCTCTGTCGCCTTGGGCATCTGTGTGCACATACTTCACCAGGTTAAACGACCCAAGTAAACAAGCGCCATTCGGTGGCAAAGGCTGCTCGGCACATGGGTTCGAGCTGGCTATGGTTTCGCAGTACCAAAGGTTATTCTTTTCGTTGATGCGATCCATGAATAGTATGCCAGGCTCTGCCCAATCCCAAGTAGATCGTAAGATATCATCCCACAGTGCTCTAGCGTCAATTGTCTTGTGTACCTGGCCTTCGAACACCAGGTCAAAGTCCGTGCCATCTTTCACTGCTTGCATGAATGCATCAGTAACACCGACACTCATGTTAAACTGTGTCAGGTCAGTGCTGTTGTTCTTTGCGTGGATGAACTCCTGGATGTCAGGGTGGTCAACTCGCAGCACACCCATCTGTGCTCCACGTCTATGGCCAGCAGATGCAATCGTCTTACATATAGAGTCAAATATCCCCATGAATGACATTGGGCCACTAGATCTACTGTCTAGGCTCTTAATCAACGCACCGTGTGGTCTAAGGGTACTGAAGTCGTATCCAATACCACCACCCATCTGCATCGTCTTTGCAGCGTTCTTTGCAGCATCCATGATGCCGTTCATACTGTCGTCTATCGTTGCAGACACAAAGCAGTTGTACGGTGTTACTTTGCGTGGGGCGCCCATTGCTGACTGAACACGGCCAGCCGGTAGAAACCTCTGGTTGTACAGTATGTCACGAAACTTATCGAAGTGGCCTTCGTCGTCTTTGAGGGCTTCTGCTACCCTGGTCATTGCTTCTTTGAATGACTCACCAACCGACCTGTATTTCATTGCGTGGATCTCCTCAGATATAGCAATGGTTGGGCCGTATGGCGCGTTGTTAGTTATGTTCTTTAGCATGTTATATGTCTTCTTCTTTTTCAATTGTTTCGATTAATCGTTGTAGGTACCAGGAGCACTTGCGGAGATCCTCAACAGGCTTTCCTTTGTACTTGTGACGCCACAGATACTTGATCACATTGCCTTGGCAGTAGGCTTGGAAGCCTTCGTTGCCTAAAGCGGCTCGGATGGCATCGATGCATTCCACGCTCCCATTATTGTAATGTTGTGGGCGTTTTACTGGGTCATGCTGCTGTGGGTCGTGGTGATGCATTGCTTGGCTCCCATAGTTTGATGCTTTCGGTCTTTGTGTCCCAATCAGTGTGGCGTAAGATCCTGGCAAGCTGTGCTTGTACGACGGCATCCGCTATTGGGATGTCCTTCTTGGCGTATGCTTGTGCTACTAGATCCCATGACGGCCTACTGCCCAGGATCTTTGCTGCTGTGACTTTGCCGGCCCCTTTCAGTCCGGCGTACCCATCAGTTGGATCCCCTGTAAGTGCTTGCATCAACCAGTTTCTGTCAGCTTCGCCCTGGTCAATTGTCATGCGTTCTTCAGACTGAGGCCTGTAGAGACGACACGGTATAGACATCATATCTTTATCGTCGCTGATAATGATGGTGTTACTGCCTGGTGTACTACCTATGATACCAAGGACGTCATCTGCTTCCAATTTTGGGACAGTGATGTTGTCGTAGTTATCTCTAGCCCACTGTACCAGGGCTTTGTAACCAACAGGCTTGCGTGTTTTCTTCCTGTTTGATTTGTACGCTGGGTAGATGTCTTTCCTAAAGTTTTCTTTGTCTGAGATCGTTAGTAAAACTTGGTCAGTCTCAAACTTAGCGCAGAAGTCTAAGATGTTGCTGCGAAAGATGTCCTTTGCAATCTTTAGATCTGCCCATAGGCTCCAGACGTCATCGCCCCAATCAGTTTCTTGCTCTGCTGCTGCACATGCTCTATATAAATACAGGTCAGCATCAATGAGTAGTGTGGTTTCCGCTGTCTTCAAAGACGTTCCGTAGAATTTCATTTAGCTCTTCCTTAAATTCCATACCGATTTCTGTTATTCGCCATTTGTCATCCCAGTTGTCATCGCCGACGTTTGTCGTGATGAACCCTTCAGATGCTGCTATGGCGATGACCATTGCACCTTCCCTTGAGAAGCGAGAGCCAACTTTAAATGGATCTCTCCATGCACGATCGATTACGATGTACATGCCAAGGGCAAGGATGATTGATGAGTCAAGATTAGTGGGTATCAGCCCAAGTTCTGCTAGGCGCTGAATACTCAGAGTCGATGGGGATTTTTGTTTTGAAAGCAACTCCTGACTCTGTTGCCAATTGTTTAGTGATAGTTTGGACGCCATGTGATATCTCCAATGTTTTACATGCTATTTGTACTTCGTCGTGAACCCACGCTATTATCTGTGCGTCACGGCCGTACTTTTGTTTCAGTTCTTTGTGGACGAGCTGCACCCATTTCTTACAGATGATTGCACCGCTACCTTGAAGCAGTTGTGACAATGCATTCCTCTCGCTGCGTAAGTATAAGTGTCTACCGTCGATACCTTTGAGGTACCCACGCTTCGCAGCTCTAGCTAAGTTACGCTTGAGTTCAGCAAATGCTGGCACAGCTTTATCGTATGCCTCTTTTAGCTTGGCACCTTCCTTTGCACCGCCGCCAACAACAGCTCCTAACCTCGGATTACCGGCTCCAAAAATCATAGAATATATGGCGGTCTTGGCTGTTGGCCGATCAACACCAAATGCTTTTGCGTTGTAGCTGTGGATGTCGCCTTCCAAGATCTGCTTGGCGTACTCACCGTTGTCGTTGAGGTTATTGGCGAGGCACCTTAATTCCAGCCCTGATAAATCAGATCCGACCAGGTACCAATCTTTTGGCACTGTAAACAAGCTGCGGCACTCTTTGCCGTATGGGCTGTAAGTACCAGGTACTTGACCGAGGTTTGGCCCACGGTGTGCTGCTCGGCCCGATATTGTTGCACCAGACACAATTGTATGTCTGATCTTACCGTCGTCATCGACCATCTTTAACCAGGCACCAGCGCCTTCAGCTAACATCCCGATACGCTTTTGTATCAAGAAGTATTCCGCTAAACGCTTTGCTTCTGGAAACGGTAGTTCAGACAGTACAACATCGTCTATCTTGGCTTGGCCGGATGCAGAGAACTCTTTGGGTTTCCACTTGTACTTATCGACCAGGCACTTGTGTATGTGCTGCCTTGATGCAGGGTTAAACGACACAACCTTCTTCTTAATGAAGACCTCACCTTTGACGTACCCTAGTTTAGCGTTGTTCACTTTAGGCAAGAACTCAGTCTCAATTGTCCAAGGCGGAAACAGGTCGTCTAGCTCGGTGGCTAGTTCATCACGGCGTTGGGCTAACTTAGCGTATAGCTCTGACGCTGCTTTGATATCAAACGTCCAACCGTTGTT